TTTTATTTACTTCGTTCTCTGTCATTTTAATGACGTGTGTAATTCTCTCACAATCTTTGAGATCTGATGCATAGTATGGCACTACTAAATCTTCAGCAGGTATAAACTTAGAGCATGGTCTGCCAATCATTGCATCGTAATATATTTTTTTAAATGTGCTACCGGACAGTGGTAAATAGAATAACATCTGATCCATATCAGTTGTGTATTCTTCCATCTCCTCCATCAACAAGAAGTTCATGTATTCTTTGACACGATCTGCTTGTGCTTCTATCTGTGGTGTTTGTAATCCGACCACTTGAGTTCTTACAGGACCATCTGATGGTATTAATTCTTTGTATGCTTGTGCTTGAAACTGAGTTACAGACTCAGCAAGTAATGGGTGGGTTACACCACTAGCACCTTTAAATGGTTTCGTTACTTCTTGATATTTTGTACCAAGTAACTCTAAACCTTTGATGTAAGCTTCTTCCCATTCTTTTCTAGAATTTTTATCTTTCTTATATTCAGCAATAAGATCACTTGCCATAGATCCAAGAGTTCTCTCGTCCATGTCTTCTGCAAGATTTGCATTGAAATCATCTTGAGGTCTTTCTTCAACCATCTCCTCCTCACCCTCAACTGTTACATCTACAGGTAAACCATCGGGTTGTTCTTGCACTTCTTCTGTGACTCTAGCTTCTTCTTCAATAATTTCGTTATTTTTCTCTACGGCCATTTCTAATTGTACCTTATTGGTTTAAACATATCTACTACAAGTCCACCTCTTGCTTTGTAAGTTTTCTGTGTGCTTCTCATAAGCGGGTTCACTTTAATCGCAAATGCATCAAAATACAACCTCGGATCTCCATCTGGAATCAACTTAGATCCACTGAAAGGATTTGCAGATACTTCGTCATGATATTCACTAGTAATCTTTTTACCTTTTTGCACACTATCTGGATATTTAAATTCATCTTTTCTAACTTTTTTATATGGCATTTTAGGATCTGAAAGTGTTATTTTTGTAGGTCCTGCTTGTGTACTATAAAACCTAGCCTGTCGTTTCATTAGATCTGGCATAACAGCTTTACCTTTACCACCAATACCTTTACCAGTTGCATATCCATAAAATCTTTCGTTACCTGCTTTGTACCCTTGTCTAAAACTCAATTTATTAAAAGGTGCAACGGCAACATAATCAACACCTTCACGTGCAGCTTTCTGCATTAAATATTTTAAAGCATGGTCTCCATATGCATCAGCTTCAACCATAGGAAAGTAATCAAATTGTTTTTCTGAGTAAGGATCTCTTTTTTGAAACACGTTATTTAATTTTTGCTGTATTTCTCTTGATTCTCTTGCTAACGCTTGAGCTTTGTTAGGTTGACCTTTTGCAATTGCATCTGTCATCTCATTCATAATTTTTGATCTGTTTTGTGAAAGCAAACCTATTTCAATATCTGCTTGAAACGGATTTATTCTTTTTTCGCCACCAAGCTGTTGCATCTTAGATAAACTTTTTGCAACACTTTGGTTTACATCTGATTGTATTTCATTAATCATAAATACTTTTTTACCTTCAGGAGTAAATCTTGTGTCATATCTTACGTGATATATTTGATTTTTAAGCCCTGTTTCAGAAAAGTGTCCAGGATCTGTCAAAGGCTTTTTGTTAGATTTAATTGGCTCATCTAAATAAAAAATAGTTTCTCTGTAATCTTTACCACCTTGTAACGTGTAGCTTGTTTCATTTTGATATTTAGTTTTATTATTTCTCATTGGAGCCACAGCGTTGTTCAACTCTGCTTCAAGTTTATTAAGTGTTGCTCTTTGTTCAGGTCTTATTATATTTTGTCTAGCTTTTAACATTTTTAATTCATCTCTTAAATTATTAAATGCACCTTTGCCATACTCTCCTGATCTTATAGCTTTTATATTTCCTAAAATGTTATCTGTAATACTTCTTATGTCCCCATCGTTTGGATTTTTCTTGGCGATAGCGCCTACAGCTTCATCTAAATTTTTAGTTGCAACTTCAAATGCTTCTTGTGCACCTTTCTGTACACCAAGCTCCATGGGTTTCAATCTGTTTACAGGATTTAGTTTGATCATTGCACCTATTTCGTTTGCATCTAGTTTCAACCCAAACTTTTTAGCCGCGTACAATAATCCACCTGTAAGATCTCCTGCATCATTAAAGATAGCAAGGTTGGTGTCAAATAATTCTTCTTTGGATATATTTACTTCTTTACCTGCAAAGGGTCCTGAATCATATTTAAATCTTTTCTCTGCTCTTTCTATTTTAGATGCAGGTTGTCCAAATACTTTAAAATTTACTTTACGTGTAGATGTTAAATGATTTAACCACTCGTCAGCTGTATACTTACCTCTACCTAATCTCATTGCCCAGTCATAAGTAGAAGACCCAAATGCAGGAGCGATGTCATCGCCCATTTGTAATGGTTTAGTTTTCTTGAGAACTACAGGAGGATTTCTCATCTCCTGTTTAACTAACTCTTGACCTTGTGCCTGTGATGGTTTTGGTTCGTAAGTTATTTGACGTTGTTGTTGTCCGGTAGCCGGTTGCGCTGATTCTTTCTTACCTTTAAGAAGCCGCTTCCCAAACTGAAATAAACTCCGCAGGGACATAGTCCCTCCTAGTACATTTTTGTAGGTTTGTTTCTACCTAGTTTTGTTTTGACGGTCACCGAACCACCGACATTGTAACCTGGTCGTTGCATCATGCCACCACCCATTTTTTTCTTAGGTTTAACATATGGAAATGTGCCATATTTTTTAAAAAATTTTTTTATTTCAATTTCTTTTTTTGAACCTTTTTTATATCCCATAGGTCGTTTCATCATGCCACCACCCATTTTTTTATTTTTTTTCTCAGACATTTTTCTGCCAATAGTTTGTCCAACTTTAGCGGCACCTGCACCAGCAATACCAAGTGCTGTAATAGCAGCACCTATTCTACCAGCTTTACCCAATCCTTTTAATTTTAATCTTCTTTCCATAAAATTCTCACCTGATTTTCTAGGGTTTCCAAGATTTGTTGTGCCAGAACCTTTACCACCAGCTGATGGTTTTACAGAACTAATTGCTTTTGTAGGATCTTTTTTTAAAGGAACTAGTTTTCCTCTTTTAGCTTTCATTACACCACCCATTTTTTTACCAAGCATTTCTTTTTTCTTTTTTGCTAAAAAAGCTGCAGCACCCATACCCATAGGCATTTTAGAACCTTTTTTGTCCATCATTTTTTTTGCTCCAAGACCTAAAGCTATTGCGCCAAGTGCAGCCTTCATAGGCTTGCCTGGTTTCATTTTTTCATCTTGTAAACCTTGACCTCTGCCTTTTGCTTTTTCTGCTTTTAAGATTTTAAAATCTTGTGCATCTATTTTATTATTTTTATTCTTGTCTAATTTAGCTTGTCCGCCAACAAGCATTTTATAAGCTGCAGTTGAAGATTCAACATCTCCTTTTAATTCTTTTAATTTAGATTTTTTCTTTTTATCTTTTACAGATGCTTCTTCTCTGTCACGTGCTTTATCAATTATTCTTATTGGCATAGGTTCTCCTAATAATATTTATAATCCTTTTCAATTTTAAAGTTCGGTTCGTCCCAATCATCTGAATATGTTTGTACAAATCCGCCTTGTCGATATCTTAACACAGCTTGGGTCATAGAATCAACATAGTCATCGTATTGTCCATTTGGGAAAGCTGCACACTCCTCAATGACCTCCTGTGCCCAGTGCTCGTCAACAGGTGCCCAAACCATACCAGACTCAAATACAGGCGCACAGCTATTTATACGTGTATGCTTGTCTCGTCCTCTTGCAGGTACGTAATCAACAACAGGTATACCAGCTCTACGTAATTCGTGAATAAGTGGCTGACCACTAGCCTTAGCCTCAATAATAACTGTTTCAGGCTCCCAGTAATGATATTGTTCTATTGCCAAGTTCTTTAAATCAGGAAAGTCATATCTTCCCTTTTGTGCATCTAATAATATTATACATTTCTCATAACCTTCAAATGGTTCAAAGATACCCCAAGTGGTAATAGCAGAATAATCAGCAGTTTCTTTTTTAGAAAATGCAGTATCATATGATTGTATGACATGAAGTAATTTAGGTAGTGTTTCTGGTTCCCAGTTCTTCCACCAATCTCTTTTGATAATCGCACCTTCTTCTGAGGTTGGGTCCTGCATGTATTGTGCGTTCCAGTTCTTTGTTGAGATAGAGGCTTTTACTGCTTCTAGATCTTCTTTTGACCAATACTCTGGCCACACAGGTTCATCGTTAGGAAGTATTGCAGGAAATTCTATTACCTGCCACTTATCTGCTTTTGGTTCTGATTGTGCCTTGATGAGCCTTCCTGTTAAATCATCGGTAGCCCATCTAGTCATTACCACACAGATTCTACCTCCTGGTTGTAAACGCTGTCTGGGTCCTGAATTATACCATTCGTATGCTCTGTCCATGGCAGAATCTGACATTGAGTCTTGT